CTTTCAACAACGATCTTTGCCGAATTCAAGGCGCTTTAGAATCAGCCTCATGCGTGAAATCAAACTCAGACTTGACGAATCAGAAATCAGCTTTCTAGACAAAATCGCTCAAGAAAACAACACAACCCGTTCTGACATCATCAGGCGCAATCTTCGTAACCGCCTCACGCCATCTGCTGTTCGTACAGTCACGAACGCTATCCGTCAACGTGTCACTGCTCCTCTCACTCAGCAACAAGCTGAGCACGTAGCAGCTGTCGCAATCTCTTCCCTCTCAAGTGCTACACCCTGATCTGTATCCTTCAAACATCCGAATTTCGGATATTTCAGAAACCCTTGATGATTACTACACTGCTCTCTACCATCAACTAAATAACCCACACCGCCCACCGGAAACCTATACTAAAAACAAAGCGCCTTTTTCACTGCCCTATGAAGCCTCGACGCCGCCACTACAAACTCAATGCTAATGTCATTGAAAAGGTGCGCGTCCTCGCAGAATATGGCGCAGCGTTAGAACATATCGCCCCCGCGGTTGGTGTAAGTTACGAAGCATTGACACTCTGGGTTCGTAATGCAAAAGGCGACGATCCTACAGAAGAAGAATTGCAGCTTTTGCAAGCTCTCAATGAAGGTCGCGCTAAAGGTGCTCACAAATTTGTCAACCTCATTACTCAATCCGCTGAAAACGGTGACCCTAAATCCGCTCAATGGATGCTCACTCACTCACCCGCCTATCGCCGTCAATATTCAGATAATGCAGCCGTAACCCGTGCTCGCTGTGAAGGCGTAGAAGCTGCTGTAAACGCAATCTCAGAAGCTAACCTCACACCAGAGCAAGAGCGTGACATCCTCTTGCGTATTCAGGCCAAAACTGGTCAGGATCTCGTGGATGCGGAAGACTAGCCCTGCATTAGCAAGAATCGCTGAACTGCAAGTTGACGTTATAGGGCGTAATGCAAGCTTTGATCTAGATGGCACATTAAAGCGAATTCGCGCTGACCTGCATCCTGGCCAGTTGGCTTTCGTTGATGACAACACAACCCAAATCATCGGTGTCTCTGCTGGTTACGGTGCAGGCAAGACCAGGGGCTTGGCGGCAAAAAGTGTGATCTTAGCTGCGGCTAATCAAGGGTTTATCGGCGCAGTCATGGAACCCACTGGCCCATTGATCCGTGACATCTGGCAAACCGACTTCGACAACTTTCTTGACCACTACGGCATTCCATACACCTTCAGAGCGTCTCCACTGCCTGAGTATGTGTTACACCTGCCTGGTGGCGACACCAAAATCCTGTGCCGATCGTTTGAGAACTGGTCAAGGATCATCGGCCTGAACTTGGCTTGGGTGTTAGCTGACGAGATTGATACGGTAGCCCCATCAATCGCTCATAAGGCGTTCCCAAAAATCCTTGGTCGTCTTCGCAGCGGCAACATTCGTCAATTTGGCGCGGCATCGACACCAGAAGGCTTTCGCTGGATGTATGACACGTTCGGCAGCGATGAAGCGCTTTCGCGCACTGATCGCAAGCTGATCAAGATGAAGACAGTGGATAACCCACATCTGCCGCCAGACTTCATTGAACGCCTTGAGGCTAACTATGACCCAAGCTTGCTGAAGGCTTACCTTAACGGCGAGTTTGTAAACCTAAACACGGGTCAAGTTTACGACCGCTTTGATCGTGTTAAGCACGTCGCAAGCGTCAAGGATGACGGCGAGCAGCCATTGCGGATTGGGATTGACTTTAACATCGGCAACATGAATGCCGTCATTGCTATCCGCGACAAAAGCAGGCTATTGTTTTTTGATGAGGTAGCCAAGGCTCATGACACCGATTCGCTCGCGCAGGAAATCCGCAGGCGATACCCTCAACGAAAGATCTACGTTTACCCTGATGCGTCAGGTGGAGCACGATCGACTAATGCTTCTCAGACCGACATCCAGATCCTTGAAAGCTACAGGATGTCAAACCAATCGCCAAAGGCAAACCCTCCGGTGCGGGATCGTGTGGCTGCTGTCCAGGCGTTGCTAGAGAACGGCAAAGGTGAGGTTAGGTTGCAGGTTGACCCAAAATGCAAAAAGCTGATCGAATGCTTAGAGCTGCAGAGCTATAGCGAGAAGGGTGAACCGGACAAGGAAGGCGGTTACGACCATATGAATGATGCTGCTGGTTATTTGGTGTGGCGTGAGTTCAACCCGCTGCAGGCTGGTGCTGGTCGAGGTACAGGGGTGAGGATTTACTGAGCCAGATGGCAAACCTGCACACCATGGCGCAGGAGGGCGTATCTCGTGTATAGTTGAGAAGTCAGGGGGAGACCCCACCACGCCGGAGGGCAACATGAAAACTCCTCTCGAGATGAAAATTGAAGCCAAGGAGAACTGCATCTCAGTTTTCCAAGATGGCCTGCACGCTGACTGTGATGGCAACCTGTTCATCTGTGGCCGTCGCGTCACGCTAAACGAGGCGATCATGTACGGCGGCAACCGCGGCTGGTTCTCCGGCGTGCTTCCGTATCCCGCGGGGTGATACCTCTGCCCAGGGGTTGACCATATCCCTGGGTGTACCCCATAATCAAGAAGTCAGGCGGAGACGCCACCACACACAGACAAATGACACTCACTCAAGTTCGCCAACTCCTCGCCGCTGAGAAAGCTGCCAAAGACATCTTTTTCGCTGCCAATAAGACTCGCAGCGCCACCAAGGCACAGTATGACGCCATGGTTGCAGCCACCAAAGCTCGCAATGCAGCAATGACCGCTTACGCAGCCACTCTTGCATGACGCTGCGACTGCTTGACACTTTCAGCGGCATTGGCGGTTTTAGCTACGCAGCCGAACAGCTTGTCGGCGGCTACGAAACAGTTGCGTTCGTTGAGCGTGAGCCCTTCTGCCAGAAGATCTTGCGAAAGCACTGGCCATCTGTTCCGATTCACGATGACATCACAACCTTCACCCCTGAAAGGGGATCAGCTGACGTTATTTGCGGTGGATTCCCCTGCCAAGACATCAGCACCGCCGGAAAACAAGCCGGTATCAAGGAAGGCACAAGGTCTGGTCTCTTTTACGAACTCATGCGAGTCATTTGCTTGGTTCGACCCCAATTCGTCATTCTGGAAAACGTCGCAGCGATCCTTGCTAATGGATTGGACACCGTTCTTGGAGAGTTGGCCCAGGCAGGGTTTGATGCAGAGTGGGCGTGCATTCCAGCAAGTGCTGTGGGAGCCTGCCACCAGCGTGATCGGTGGTGGCTTGTTGCCTACCCCACGTACCTGTTCAGCCATGGCCGCTCGATTGGATGCCCAAGGCCAAACGGCGGCGCATCGGTTCCCGAATCTAGAGACGGTGGTAGCCCAAATGCCTCCCACTCCCACCGCCAACGACAGCAAGAACGCCAGCTTGCCGCCATCGCAAGCGGGTCGGGGCGGATTGGCTGGAACGATGCTTCGCAACGACTCAATCCCGACTGGCGCGGGTACATATCTGAACCCGTCCTTCGTAGAGGAGATGATGGGCTTTCCGGTCGGGTGGACCGCCTTAAAGCCCTAGGCAATGCTGTGGTGCCGCAGGTTGCGGCTATCCCGTTGCAACGCGTGCTGGATTTATCAAAAACGATAGTAACTTGAGCCCCGGCCGGGGAGCCTGCAATACAACAGCGCGTGACGCGTAAATACAGGGCACGTTGTGGCGTGATCCATACCCCGGCAACCAATCCAGCAACCTGCACAAGCATGGTTGAGCAGGGCGCACCATGACCCATAATTAGTTCAAGCCCGAGAGGGCACCACACACAGGACTCATGACCACTGCCACCGCTCCTCGCAAGGTCCACAACGCAACGGTTACTTGCCCTTTTTGCAACGGCACCGGCAACCTGCCGCATTACAGCCACGTGCAAAATGGCGACTGCTTTGCCTGTGGCGCTAGCGGCAAGCTGCGTGATCTGAACGCCTTCATCGGTGACTGCTCGGATGTCGTGCTGACCGTCTGGGTCAACAACGGCAGCTTCAGCGGCGCTGAGCTGCGCCGCCGGACTTGGAAAACCGTTCAGATGAGCGTTGCTCCGTATCGCGGCAAGGAGTGGGGCCGCGACAGCTACTACCGCGCGATCGACAATGTGGAAGAAGCCCGCGAGATCTGGCGCAACGCAAAGCAACTCGGCATCATCACCGAGCTAGTGGACTGATCACCCAAGCCTCCTTCGGGGGGGCTTTTTTAATGGCTGCCTAAAATAGAATCACTGCAAGACAGCGCCGCAGATGTACTCCGGTTATAACTTCTACGATCGTCCGCAGGCTCAGCGTGCTGTCACCAAAGTCAACGACCCAAACTTGGCTTGGTATGCACAAGAGCCGCACTGGGTGCTGATCGAAGATCTTATCTCCGGCACTTACGGGATGCGGCGTAAGCACCGCCGTTACCTGCCGCAAGAGCCACGCGAATTAGACGACAGCTACGACAACCGTTTAGCCCGTAGCGTTTGCCCGCCGTACTATCAGCGCCTTGAACGGATGCTGGCAGGGATGCTAACCCGCAAGCCCGTCAGGCTTGATGACGTTACCGACACCATCCGCGAGCAACTGTTTGACGTTGACCTTCAAGGCAACGACCTAAACACTTGGACTTTTGAGACTGCTCGTAAAATGATCCGCTACGGGCACGTCGGCATCCTTGTCGATGCACCCTCTGATGGTGGTCGCCCATACTGGGTCAGCTACACACCACGCGAAATCTTAGGCTTCCGCACTGAAATCATTGACGGCAGCACTCAGCTCACTCAGCTTCGCTTGCTTGAGTCTGTCACCGTGCCAACAGAAGATAGCGAGTACGGCGAAGAGCAGGTTGAACAGGTTCGCGTCCTGAAGCCTGGCGAGTATCAGATCCACCGCCGTGACAAGAAGGGCGATTTCCGCATCATTGATGAAGGCACCACTAGCCTTGACCGGATCCCATTCTCTGTCGCCTTCTCTAATCGATACAACACGATGGAGTCAAGGCCACCGCTGGAGGATATTGCTGAACTCAACCTCAAGGCGTATCAAGTCCAGTCCGACTTGGACAATCAGCTTCATATCAGTGCCGTGCCAATGCTGGCATTCTTTGGTTTCCCGTCATCGGCTGAGGAGGTATCCGCAGGACCAGGCGAGGCGTTAGCATTCCCCGCTGAAGGTCGAGCAGAGTACATCGAGCCAGACGGCAAATCATACGAGGCACAATTCAAGCGTTTGGAGCAGATCGCATCGCAGATCAACGAACTGGGCCTGTCCGCTGTCTTAGGTCAAAAGCTATCCGCTGAGACTGCTGAAAGCACCATGATGGTGATCGCGCAGAACATGCAAGACGCCATCGACAACTGCCTGCAGTTTCACGCACAATTCTTAGGCGAGTCTCAAGCTGGTAGCTGTTTGGTTAATCGTGATTTCCTTGGCACAAGATTAGAGCCGCAAGAAATCCAAGCACTCCTTCAGCTTTACACCGCTGGCACCATCACCCAAGAAACTCTGCTCACTCAACTGCATGAAGGCGAAGTGCTGGGCGATGATTTTGACATTGAGGAAGAGCTAGAGGCTACTCAAAATGGTGGCTTGATCGAGATGCAGCAATCAGAACCGCAGCCAGGAGCATGATGAGCCTTTTGGCCGCAGCGTTTCTCCTTATGATTGGTTTGTGGCTGGATCGACTCATGGGCAGGCCAAAGGATGAGCCGCAGCAGCAGGAGCCGCCAAAGCATCGGCTAGTTTATGTTTATAACCAAGAACTGCCGGAAGAAATTTTTGCAATCGTTCGGTTGACTTGGTATCGAGACGGGAAGGCAAATCGAGTTGATGA